GGCCTTGAAGTAATTCAGGACGAGACCTTTTACGTGGAGCCGAAGATTGAGGCACAATTAAGCTCATAACCCGGCTTGGAGCAGGGAGGCTGTTCGAATCGGTCTCCGGGTTCATTTTTAAGCCACTCAGGCCACAGACAACCAACTAAAAACGCCTGCAAATGCCAGACGAAACCACACCAAGACGGCGCAGATTACCGCTCACCGAGTCTGAATTGAACCGCGTAAAGCGTACCGGTGAGCTGCCATTTGCTGACGATCCTCCAGCAGCCACGCCATGGTGTCATAACTGCAAATTCTGGACACGAGAAAACGATTACATGGGGCTTTGCAGCTACACCCAGCCTAAAATCGAATGGGCAGTACAAAATCACCCATTCGATAAAAAGGGCACACACACCGGCGAATCAGCGGTGTGCGGTTTTCACGAATTCAAACAACCTAATTTTTCAAACAATGAACAAACCCGCTATTGAAATTACTGGCAATATCGCGTCAGGCCCATTCCCGATAGAGCAAAAATTACTGGCTTTATCTTGGAAACAACCATTCGCAACCGCAATGCTATATGGTAAAATTGAAACCCGAACATGGAATACAAATGTGCGTGGATGGGTGTTGATCTGTACAAGTTTGAAAGCATACAGCGAAGAGATTGAGCACAAACTTTGTGGAACCGATTTATATTATAAAATGCTGAAGGCAATGAATACGGACAGCGGAACACTTGATTTGAACGGCTACGCAATTGCAATAGGACGATTAGTTGATAGCCGCAAAATGAAGCCCGAAGACTCCGACAGGTGCTTTGTGAAATGGCGGGAAGATTTGTATTGCCATGTTTACGAAGACGTAAGGCGGATAAAGCCAATAGTTTGGAAGGGAACGCAAGGGTGGAAAGAAGTAACTGAAGACATTAAAAAAACGATACAGGTTATTTGAACTTACAAATTATAACAAAAGTGAAGATCAATCAACTCCAAAACCGACAGCTCCACGCCTTAATAGGCAAGCTAAAAATAACCGCCGAGCAAAAGAAAGAGATGGTGGCCGGTGCAACCAATGGCCGCTCAACATCAGCCGCAGACTTACTGAAAAACGAAGCGCAGAACCTGATCAATCACCTGAATCGACTCAGCGGGCAGCAGTCACAAAACAAGAACTGGGAAGCGGCTGACAGGATGCGAAAAAAGGTGCTTTCGATATGCCACGAAATGGGCTGGGAGCTGGCGGATGGTTCGGTTGATATGGATCGGTTAGAGGCTTTTTTACTGGCTCGTGGCTGCCTCAAGAAACGGCTAAATGATTTCACGGTAAACGAACTCCCGGCACTGGTTACGCAGTTCGAAAACATACTCCGCAAACACTATGACGCTCGTTAATCAGTACAGACGCTTCAGCATAAAGCTGTCGCAAGATGAATTCAAAGTGCTACTATTTGCCTTTGAAGGAAACAGTATAAGATACCCACAACGAATTACTGACCTACCATCCGTGTTTACGTCTGGAGTTATTTATCAACGCCTGAGCAGGCAGCCACCAACACTTGGCAGAACAAAAACGCTATCACTTTCACCAATTGAAGCGGCCACATTCCTGAACATCATTATAAACAACCCGGAGCCAACCGAACCTTACATACTCCAGCTTTCCCTTAAAGTTAAAACAGCCCTGCTCAAATACCTCTCACCTCCCAATGGCTACTTTCAAACTTATCAGCAACAAGACCAGTGGTGAGATAACCATCACCTTCGGCAGCGACGGGCACCTGACTAAGCTTGAGTTAGAGCTTCGCCAGCCCCTGCTACTCAACCAATACATCAAGTTGATGAACGAGATTCCGCAGTATGAGAAAGGAATCGACGTATCTAACCTGAAATGGGAACGCACACTGGCAACGAATGAACGCTTGTCGCTGTTTTGCCGCCTTTACGAGCGTCAGTTTGGAGTTAAGTATCAGGTATCGGCCGCGGATTCTGGCAAGATGAAAAAGCTTTCGGTGGACGAAAAGATACTGGAGCACTACTTCCGCTCAGACAACTTTCTGTTCAAAGGGAAGCATAGCGTGGGCAACCTTAACAAATACTGGAACGAGCTGCGCCGGGAGTATTCTGCACCTGAAACAACATCATCCTTCCCGAACAAATACGACCGGGAGTATGAGCGCAAGTTATCGCCGCAGCAAGTACCAGAGTACTGGCAGCACCTTCGGAAGCTGGGATTGAAGCCAACCTATGACCGCGTTAATAAGAACAAAATAATCGACTGGATATGAGGGTAAAGAACGACCGCATGATAAAGCGCAATAAGGACATTGTGGCCGCTTTCGACAAGCTGTACAACACCTTTGAAAACGGTCAGCGAAAGTACACCGTAATGTATTGCTGCGCGAAAGTGGCCGAAGCATTCTACCTGCAAACAAGAACAGTCAACACCATCATTAACAATCCGGATTATACCACGCCAATTTCCGAAAGCGAAAAAACGAACTATGCAATCCGCAACAAAATCAGCGGCAAAAAGGCACAGATAACTATTCAGGAAAGAAAGATAGAACGCCTCCGCGCAAGCGGCACAGACCTATTCATTGACGAGATGCTGGCCGTTGAAACAGAGCGGTTAATCATAATGAAAACAGAACTGACAAATCTTGAAACAGAACTGCAAAACACCGGAGGCTCACCGTCTGAAATGGAATAAGCTGCGAAGCCTCCGAGCCGTTCGCCGGTTGCGCATTGAGCAGGAAGGAACGTTAGGGTGCTGCACAGGCCCATCGCGCAGCGGCCAAAAGCTGTGCTACGAAGTAAACGGATGTGGAATCAACACCTGCGGCACTTGCGGCAGACAAGACTAAACAACAACAACATGCCGATTAACTACAATAAATATCCACCGAACTGGCTGAGTGAGATACGGCCACGAATAATGAAAAGGGCAAATAACGCCTGCGAAGAGTGTGGCGCTCCGCATGGTTCATTTGTGTACCGCACAGCTCCCAATAGCGACACAAAGAAAGATTGGGTTTTTCTGGCATACAGCACCCCTGATTTAAAAAGCATTTCAGAGGCATTTATAATAACACCATCACTATTACCTCCAGATGTACAGCCTGTCAAGGTTGTAAAGATCGTCCTTACCATCGCCCACTTAGATCACGACGCAGACAATTGGAACGTGATCGACGACCGTTTGAAAGCTTTATGCCAACGCTGCCACCTTAAGCTTGATCTGCCTCACCACATTAACAATCGGAAGTACGGGCGCAACTGGAAGAAAAACCAAACATCACTGGAATTATAACGTTTTCGGGCTTTGCGTTCGGCAGGGCTTAGAAGCACAAAAGATTAATTAACAACTAAAGTTTAATAGAATGAAAAAGGCTGAACTAACAACCGAAACCCATGCTGACGCAAAACCCGTGTTACAAGCAGTGGCGGTTGATTTGAAAGAACCTAATCACTTAGATTTTAAGGTTCAAAACAAGTATGGTGAATGGGTATGGAAAAGCCCGTATACTATGAATAGATACGCTGATGAATGGGAGGCGTGGCACAATCAGGAACGCCAAAAGTTCAAAGAAAAACACGGGCTTTCTGATGAAGAATTAAATTATAGAGGTGAGCAGGTTCTTGGCTCGGAGGGTCGTAGCCATTGCTTGTAACGGCTGGCGGTTGGCGTTTGTTGCCGACTTTGGAACACAAAATTTTAATTTGATATGGGAAACAACACTTCAGCAAACCACGAAAACGGCAATGACGCTAACCGCTTGTTAGCTGATGGCTTTACTTGTCACGCGTGTAATCATCATTTGCCGATTGAATTTAATGTCAGAACAGAAGGATTTTGCTATCTGTGCGACCCTAATATAACGATTGAAGAATGTTTGGCTGATGAACCTTTGGAACGTGTCCCAAAAGCTATTAGCTAACTCTAAATAAACACCAAACATCACTGGAATTATAACCCTAAATAAACACGCAATGAAAACAGGGATTGAATTAATTGCCGAAGAAAGACAGCGACAAATTGAAGTTGAGGGTTGGACACTTGATCGCGATCTAATGCATACAGACGAAAGTCTTGCCTGTGCTGCATCGTGTTATGCACTACCCGAAAGACACCGTCTCTTTATAAGGCTCGGACTGCCATATCCATGGAGATGGACAGCGACCTACTGGAAACCTACGCCTGATAATCGTATTCGCGAGCTTCAAAAGGCGGGCGCTCTTATTGCCGCTGAAATTGATAGGCTACAGCGACTGGTTTGAATTTATAATCCCCAAGTTAAAAACCATCAGAAAAGGGGAAACCCAAGCAAAAAACAATTCTAACATTTGCAACATGAAAGCACTTAAGCCTGCAATATTTACTACACTCGGTACAGCCATCGGGCTGCTCATAGCCATCGCGATATTACTATCGTCGTGCAAAAAAGACAAACAAAGCATAGCTGATGATCCGGTAAGCGTAACGCTCAGATGGTCTGGCGAATCGCGGCCCGTGCCCACAACGATCAGCTACTCTGTTAACGGTTTCAAAGATTCAACAGTGATCGTATTGCCCCCCGGTGATACACTTTGGAGTACCGTTGTAACAGCTTTGCCCGGCAATATGGTTGAGCTTCGGCAACGTTATCCAATGCCCGAAGAGCAAACAGAGTACTACCGCACTAACATCGAAATCGACTTTATTTACTACTTTACCCACTATTACGATTGGTACTGCTGCCCGTGCAGCAACGCGACAACAGTTTCTTACAGGGTTCCTCACAGGGGGTGAAGGCAGGGCCAACAGGCTCTGTAAGCGTCAACGGTTTTCCGTTGGCGCTTTTTTATAACCAATGATTTACAAAAATATTTTCCAAATTAATTTGGAAAATAGAAAAATGATTTTACCTTTGTCTCGTCTAACAATCTAAAACAAACTAAAATGAACTTCACAAAGCAATTCACAACCAACTACGGCACAGTAAGCGTTAACTTCAACATTGTTGATGGTGCTGTAAACACAAATGTTACACTGCCTGAAGGCATGGTATTCGTTAACCACGACACTGGCTATTACGAAGACGGGTCTGCCGCCAACAGCGCGAATAAGGCCAAATTAATTTCACGTGGCGACATTGAAAAATACTACATCTGCTTTGCACCCGCCGAGAATCAGGGTAAGAAACACCGGGCTTTCTTACGCATTGGTTGCAAAGAGCTGGTGAATGTAGCGCGTCCTATGCCTTCAATCCCACAAGCCGAAGCGTTAGCCACCTACATGAACATTAACACTCAAACGGCTGCTGGGTTCTAAAAAAAATAGCGAGGCTCGGATTAATCCGAGCCTCGCTTGTCTAACAATCTGAAAGCACTCACGCGCAATCATCATGGCCAAAAATAAGCAAAAAATTGACGTTATAAAGTTTCTGCAAGCCAACTCTGACGTTATCAAGCTTCAGGGTGTTGCCGCCAGAAGCGGAGTTAACTATGACGTGCTGTACTACTCAGTTAACGAGAGTGGGCGAATTAAAGAAGAGCACATCGCTCCGCTGGAGCGGGTGATAAACGAATTGATTAAGCAAACATAGTTTTTTGGTCAATAGTTGTTGGCGTTTGTTTTGCAGTTGAGGGGGAAGCGGCTTTGGCCGCTTTCGCCTTTTTTACATATCCAAATCAATACACGGATTAACCGAAGCCTGCGGACTTGCGTAGGCTTTTGTTTTTACATGCGTTGAAAAGCCGGTCAGGCACACCTCCAGCAATCCCACGCGCTGGCTGAATGTGGAATTAATTAAGCTGATTGTTGAGGCCACCGTATTGGGTACGTTTACAACGATGCCAGACACCAGCGCGGTAAGCTGGTCATTTAATTGCAGATGACCGTATGAGCGGCTGCGCTTATTAGCATCCATCAGCGACGAAGTAGTATTAACAACCGGGACAACGAGATGCAACACAATAGTTACTGTACCCCCGGCCAAACCGCCGCCAATCATCCGTATATCGGAGGTGTCGAACTCAACAAAAACAGCGGGCGTATTAAATGGCAAGCTGCCTTCCTGCTGCCCCTCGTATTGTGAGTTGTAAATATCCACAAGCTTAACCTGCGGGAGCTGCGTCTTGATTCGTGTCAATACAGCTTCATAAATATCAGCAATGTACTTCATCTGCTATAGATTGTGCGCAACTCGCGCATGATTAAACCTCTGATCCTTCGCGCCAGCACAGGATCAGACTGCATAAATGGACGTGCGGGCATTTTCATTTTGCGCGAATGCCCGCTAACCTTGTAGCTGCCGCGCTGAACGCCTGCCCTTGCCTTACCTTTTTTACGAACCGGCCTTGCACGACGCTCATGAGAAGAGACCATTACACTGCCCTCGAATCCCTCATTGTGAACTTGTGCATAAGGCACATCGGTTACCACACGAGCGATACGCGGTCGCGGAGCCGGGCGAAGCGACCGTTTTAACCGGCCAGACTTAATAAGTATGCCCCGGCCAACAGATCGCTTTGAAATCGTTTTTCTCGGCACCCACTTTTTAAGCCCCCCTGCTGTATAATACCCCTGCCTTCTGAAATTGCCTTTGAAGTGATTCACAGCCAAGACAGACACCTTTAGCGGCAAGGTGTCAAGCATGCGCCTGTATCGCTGCACCAATTCGCGGTAAGGATGCGGATAGTTCCGGTTCATCGCCCTTGTGACTTAATACAGATACCTTTGCGCCGCGCATCAAGATCAGCCACAGCCACCTTTTCGAAGCCCTTAACAACCCACTGCTCACGAACCTGGGCGTTGACCCCGGTTGACACCTCAGCGTGAACAATTATTGCCTGATCGCCGTGCAGGCTGATATAGCTGTATTTGTGGCTGCTTGTTCCTGAATTATACCACACTTCAGCGGGCGATTTCATTGACTGCTCAACGATGCCATACAAACCGGCCTTATCATCGCTGCCGCCTAATATTTTCTTCAGCTCACCTTGTTTGAGCAGCAGTGAGCGACCGGCATAATCAGCGTACAGCTTTTGTACACCATGCCCGTTCACCACTTCGGCTGATTTACGTGCAGGTATTTCGATAGCGGGGCCAGCCTTGAGCTTATTGGCCGGTTTCAAGCCCGCATCCTTCCACGTAAGCGACGACAACGACGGCTTTTGCTTCCCGGCCAAATAACCGGTGTTCAAATCAAACACCTGTTTGAGTTCGCCCCGGTTCGCGGCGAATCCACGTTTTTTCATTTGTCCGTAATAGTCATCACCCAGCAGCGCGATACCTTGCGGCCCGTCAATGATTGACTTAGTATCTGCGCGGTCAACCTGAATCATCTCGCACCGGCAATTCCAATCATTCGGCGGATAAAGGTCATACCAAGACGGATCATCAACTCTGAATATCTTACCATCCAGTGCCGCATGTTTCATACGCACACGCTGATCGCCTGCAGTTTGATATTTCAGATAGGGGAAACTGGCGGCAGTTGCCTTAAATCGCAGCCAAGCGGCTGCATTTTGAGCCACCGCAATGGCCGTATCGTACTCGGTATTTAAGTAGTGAACATTGTACAACTCCAACACCTTTGAAGCATTACGCACAAAGTCGCTGCGCGATGTGGATGCGGTGAGCAATTCGTTGAGCTGTTGTATCTGCGCCACCGACTTATCGAAACCGAAACGATTAACGTTCAGTTCCATCATGGTCAACATTTGATTGTCGGGCGTATCGTATGCTGAGCCTCCAAACACATCAAACACCGGACTGTTAAGGCGCTCCAAATTCGCGGCAAAGGTATTGAAGTCGTATTTACGGCCATCGCCGTCATACATGGCTTCAATCAGCAGCCGTTCATCGTCACTAAGCCCTGCCAGCGGATCATCCGAAAGCGTATAGATCGCCTTGCGGTAATCGGTGTGGCCACAGCAGGGCTGAACCTCAGCGCTTAGATTTTTTTTTTTGCCCGGGCTGGGCTTACCCGGCTCCGGTTCTGGCTCCGGATCAGCCGTACCGATGCCGCCTTCGGGCTTGGGAATGCCGAAGGTTGTGTACCAGTACTCGTCATCAATCGGTACTTTTTCGGCCACCTTGATTGCAATTTCAAGAACCTTGTCCATCGGCAAGCTGCGCAACCGCTCAAACCGAAACCGGCCATTTGCCACCGGGAAGCCATGCAGCTCCAGCTTTGGCTTCACCACGAAGTTCAGCCAATACTCATGCTCAATCATATCGGCGATCTCAATGGTCTCCTCAACCCTTTGATGCACATCGCCTAAGCTCCGCGCCCCTTTATCGCCTTGTTCGGTTGTGAGCGTCTGGCCTAAAAAAAGCTTGGACAGCTCTGCATTGCAGATATTGATAAGCTCTTTATAAATGTCGGCAGAACCGGCACCGGTGCCGGTGCCGGTCATAAATTCGATGTCCGAACCCCTTGGCAAAATAACATAGCCAGCCCCTCCCATTTTCTCCAGCCCTTCAGCAAGCAGCTTGCGCTGCGACGCATCGTAAGGATCGTATTTTCCGACACGTAAAGGCATCCCGAACAACTCGGCGAACTGGCTCCAGTCGCCAAAGCCACCCCGCTTGTAGATGACATACGGCGCGGCCTTCATGAGTAAACCCAAATCTTTCTTCGTGCCAGATTCTACAATGAACTTACTCCACATCGGATCATTGATGTAATCAACGCCCGTTGTGATGTTGGCATAGCTTTGGGCAACAATGTGGCGTTCCGGTACAACGTTTGCGCGGTTAAATTGCTCAACCTTTGCAATCACGCCCGCCTCTGGTACCAGCTCAATTAACGCATGCCCGTACCCTATGCGTGACATGCCAATCTTGTTAAGCTCGTAAAACCACGGTGTTTCAAGAAGCGTGTCTCGCAACCCATCATCAGCCATCCCGCCTTCGTTTGGAACAAAAAGCAGCTTTTTGTTGGTGATGTTCATCACCCGCTTACCCATTACCGAAGTCAGGTGTGCGTCCACCTCTATGGAGTCATACAACTCATAGAGCAGCTTGCGGCGCGGATTAATGGCATTACGGGCTGCATCAATGGCTTGCCGCCACTTACCTATGTCTTGGCTGACCAAGACAATATTATTCACCTGTATCTGTGTTGCGAGCGGCATATACGTTTTGCCGATGCGAGCTGATTGCGGACTGGCTGCCATAAATTCGATTTTAGCGCGTTTCGCCCTTTGGGCTATATTATTTGCCGTCACTGAACAGATCGTTCAAAAAACGGCCTTTGGTGGCGTTTGGGAGCGGTTAAAACTGGTTGTTCCGTTTCTCATTACCGCCAAACCGGACATAATCGGTAATCCCATCGGGGACAACAGGCAGGTCGGGCGGGTTGATTTCACCCGCCCGAATCCCGTCTAACCACTCCTTCGCGTAGCGATAACGTTCACGGCGATCTTCAGGCACCTGATTGTAGGCAATACGGCCATGCAGGTGATACAGTACCATATCAACAAGGTACATGACAACAACCGGGTTGCGGTCGTCGCCAGTCTCGCTGAATATGGACTGAGTATCATACCGTGCGGATAAGTACCCGGCCATTTCCTGAATGACCCGGGTTTCGGTGATTACCCTGATTTGATCGTCATAGTCAATGATAGAGTCGAATACCTCCGACTGAATCACTGAATCGTAATCGCTGCGCGTTAGGAATGGCATCTCTAAATGGCGTAATTAGTGGTTAACACTTCTGTTTTGGCTTTACCATTGCCACCCTTATTGACAGACACACGCGAATCAAACGTTTTTGTGTGCCAGCCAAATTGCAAGGTGTATTGAGTAAGCAGATCAGATGGATACGAGCTGAGCATAAACTTTCCTTCGATTTTAGAAAGCGCAACCAAAAGCGCCTCAAAATCATCTTTGGAGTAGCCGTCGTAATGCCCCATATCTGAATTGTAATATGGCGGATCGCAATAGAAAAATGCCACCTTCGAATCACGGCTGCTGATAATACGCAGTGCGTCCATACATTCAATCTGAACATTCTGAAGCCGAATCGCATACTCTTCAGTAAACGACTCTACTTTGTTTTTCAGCTTGAGCGAAGTGGTGTTTTTCTTTGTCTTGTCGAAGCCATACGGCCCGTCAAGCTTTGACGAAAAAGAAACAGCGGCTTTGAACCAAACAGCCCACGCCCTGTCAATTTCAGTAAACATATCAGGATTGTCATAAATGACACAAGCCTGCCGGTACTGATCGCGGCTGTGCAAGCTGATCCTGATTTTCTTTTCCAACGACACAAAGTCATTCTGAACCGTTCGGTAAAAAGAAATCAGCGACTTATTGGTGTCGTTGACCACTTCAATTGCCGAGGGTTCTTTTTTCCAAAACACGGCACCGCCGCCGATAAATGGCTCAGCATACAGTTCGTGGTTTGGGATTAACGGAATAATGGCTGGGGCCATTTTCTGTTTACCACCATAATAGGTGATAGGAGTCTTCATACGCGCTTTTTGTTTAGTGCCCGCACTCCGAGTTCAGGCGGGCTATTAGACAGAACTCCTTGCTGGAGCAGGAAAATCGCACCCTCCAGTGCGTCAGGGCCGTCATCAGCCGTGCGCGTACCCGGCCTAAACGAAATAAACTGCTGAATAAACTCTTTGGTGTGGTGCTCCCCCTGCAAGGAGGCTTCAAAGAACACCTCACCCCGCTCAAAGTAACCGGCTATGCCCTGAATTCGTGCATGCTTGTCGGGCTTTTTCCGGGTGTCACCCTGTACCGGCACAGGGTAACCTTTGCGACGAGCGGCTGCCGCAAAATCTTTGTATAGTATAGATTGGAAGAAAACCTCCTCCATTAATAATCGGTAAGCACCATTTCCGCGCTTCACGTGTGCATCAATAGCATACGACCAATCAACAAACTCCTCCGGCGTAGCGTTAGCACAAAAAACCTTATGAATGTGATATTCTCCATTCATAATACCTACAAGAACAAGCGACTTTGTATCACTCGTTTTTGTTTTTTTGAAGCCCGGGTCTAAGTAAGCAATTAGCGGGTAATTGTAAGCCGTAAGCTTCGGCAGCGGCTTGAATTGCATCCACTCCTTTTTAAAGGTTGTGCCGTTTACCTGTGGGTCGTTGAAGTATTCGCCCTGCGCGTTAACGCTGCCCATTTTATCGACCATATAAGCAATATCCATCAACTGGAATCGCTGCGGCCAGCTTGGCATCATACCAAGTTTTGCGTAATCCAAAGCTCGCCCCAACACCCGTCGCTCTGCCTTTTCTTTACAATTGGCAAGCCTTTCTGTAAGCTGCTTAACCAGCTTTTTGTCAACCGGCCCTTTTTGCAGAGCATCGATTTGCTCAACATCATCCGCCTGTTCAGATGCCCGCAAAACGATTGCATCCGGCGCAATAACGTTGTTGACCACCACAAAACGAGCCTTGCCGGTCAAGCTGAACGTACCAAACAGCGACTTGCTTACCCACTCCCAAAGCTGATCCAAACGCTTGGGGTTCCGACAGACTTCGTCATCGTCAATATCGTCGAGCAAAATGAAATCCGGACGCGCTTCTTGATTTCTGGTACCACGCGGCGATTGCCCGGCACCAATAGCGCGTATAGAAACACCATCACGAGTCACCCATTTACCGGCCTCCCACTGGTTAAGTGATACGAAGGGGCCAAAGTCATGAATCAGGCGTTGATTGGCTTCGAGTTCAGAGATCATCGCCCGGCAAAGCTCAACAGCGTTGTCAAAGCTCCGCGATGCCAAAAGCATCGTCTTTAACTCACCGCGAACCATCAGCAAGACAGGGGCAAACACCCCCGCAGTTACCGATTTAGCATGGTCACGCGACCACTTACGCACCATGTAGATGCGCTTGTTTTTGAGCAGCTTATCCATGAATCGCCGGTGGAATGGCGCGAATTCACTGCTTGCGTAATGCGGGAAGTAGTATTTACAAAAAGCCTCATGGTCGGATTTGAGCCGATCAATTCGCGCTTTTTGTTGACCCGGCGATTCTGAATAATCAACGGGTGTTTCTTTGGCGATGTTTTTTTTAAAGGCATCCCAATCGACGAGTGCCTGCTTATCGGTGAGCTTCATCGCGTCTTACTTTTTATGAGCAGATCGACTGCCTCAACTACCGGAGTAACAAGCGCAGGCTTTTCAATTCGCACAAGCTCAACCATAAGCTTCCCCACGTCGATGATTTCGGACACCCCAAGTTCAGACTCAAGCTGCTTAATCGCGCTTGCAATCTTTACCTGCGAGTCGGCCTCTTTTGCATCGGGATAACGCTTACCC